CTAATATTGGTTGCTCACCCGCAGCATCACACACGAGTATAGTACCAGCAGCAGTCATTCTTACAGGATCGCCTGAGAATATACTTCCAGTTGCACCAGAGGCAATTTCGTATTCGGTAGTTCCATTGTTTTGGACGCTTGAACCTAATCTGCCTACTAGCTTAAAACCGAAAGGTGCATCTTTATTTGCCATAATAAATACCTTTTAATTATGAAAGTTTAGTAAACAGCGATACTCCCATTTATCTTTTACCGCCACCAAAAGTAACGCTAGATGATCTTCTTGGCCTCTCTATTGGAGAACGATCATCAGATTCCTTCATTAAATCATTATCTATTGCTTGTTGCATAGTTTGCGACCTATCTGTGAAATAATTATTTCTTTCTTGTCGAGTTTCTAAAGGAATCTTAGCTAATAAAAGTCCACCTACACTAATAACTCCTGCATGTTTTCCATCCTGAATCGTTGGTAGTTCAAAATTTTGAATTTCCTCAGCCCTTACAAGTTCAAAGCCTTCTCTTAATCGAGACATGACATTTTTCTTGTCGGGTTGGTTAGCGATTTCAGCACGAATCCATCTGTATTCATAACCTTCAGGAGGTTCTGGAGTTTCTAGAGTTGATGGGCGTTGCCAAGGTTTGCGAGATTCAAGGGACTCTCGTGTGTCCGCAGAACGTGGAGCTCTGTTAAATTCTTGTTGGTTATCTGTTGTTTTCTTTGTCATGTTTTTACCTTTTAACAAATTTTGCGTACTCTTTAAGAGGTACGTTTAGTTTTTTAGCCATTTCTACCTCTGAAGGAGAAAGTCTAACCTGCTTTTTGTTAGAACCTTGAGCATCTGCTCTAGCAGCAGAAGCCACTCTTTGAGTAGCTTGTGGTACTGGAGCAATCTCAGTTTCTACACCAAAATCATTTGGGAACTTAGTTCTCAATCTTTTATCTAATTCATTGTAATACTCATCAGTTTGACCGTCAAAGCCTTCCTGCACTAAATCATCATGAATTGTAAAAGCAGCGAGAGTTCTAATTCTATCTTCTCCAAACCAATCATTCTTGTCAGCCCAAGCTTCTGCTTTTGCATCAGGCTGAGGTAATTGTTCTTGTTGTAAGTTTGGTTGTGGAATTATAGTTTCATTAGTAGGATTTTCCCTAGCTGTTCTGATCCTGTTTTCTTCAACTGCAATAGTAGATAAAACGCTTGTTGCTTTTGCAGCTTTTTCATAATCTTGAGCTTCTTGAGCTTCAGCTAAAACTCTTGTAGCTTGTGCTTTTTGACTTTCAAGTCTTGTTGCTGCTTCTGCATAGTAATCTTGATTTATCTTTTCGCTTTTACCTTTTAGGTTTTCATATTCTGATTTCATGCTGTTTGCATAATTAAGTGCAGAATCTCTACCTCTTTCGGCTTCTCTAAGCTTTCTTGTAAGATTGTTTATTCTTTTTTGAACATTATCTGAATAATTTTCTAATTCATCATCTGTTTCTGCTTTTACCTCTTCAGGCTGTTCATTTTCTACAGACTCTTCATTTTGAACTTCAGTTTGTTCTTCCTCTATAACTTCAATTTCTTCTACATTATCTGTAGATTCTTGCAAGTTTTCTTCTTGTGTTAACTCAGACATATAAACCTCCTATACAGCAACTATGTCGTTAGGATCTTTAATAGTAGCTAAAACTTCATCATCATTTATAAGTCTGCATTCAGCTTCATCACCTAACTTAAAACGACAACCAGCGTATCTACCTATCAATACCCATTGTTTTTCGTGGCACCAAGAGGTACCTCCAAATTTAGATTTATCTTTATAGCAAAGAGGCCCCATCTTAACTACATAAGCACATACAGAAGCCAAAGACTCTCTTTCAACATGCTGTTGCGTTAATAATATGCCCCCTTCAGATACACCTTTGCCTTTGTAAGGTAAGACAAGAAGCCTATAACCTGAAGGTTGTGGCATCCTATCTAAAAAAGATGATTCTAATAAAGTTGGATCTAAAACTCTTTCACTTTCCTCAACATAAGCTTTATCAGCTTCTGTTTCTTTAGGCTGTACTTCTTGTTGAGATTCCTCTATTTCTTTGGCTATGTGGTCAGGGACTACCACTTTGTTCTGGCTCTTCATACTCTTTTCCTAGCAGTTCTCTAAAAATACTTTCTGCGTCAACGAGAGAACTGTGTCGCCCACGCAAAAATTCATATTGAGACATGTCTTTTACCCCATTCAACATTTGGGTTTTGACATCCTCTTGTCGTTCTCTAAGAGATTTTAAATACTTCTCTCTTAAATCAAATATGGACATTAATAAACGCCATTGAATTTAGTACCCGTTTCCGCAATACCACTTCCTTTGACTTTACCTTTACCCATTCCTGGCGTAGGAGTTGTACTAGCTGAAACACTTTTTTGTTGTTTTAACTTAACAGTTCCTTTGCCTTGATATTTAATTGAACTTTTCATTTTGCTATTCTATTGTAAAAATTGTAAAAAAGTAAATTATTTATTTTGTAAATCTAGATTTTTAAAAATCCTTTGCTGCTCTAATCTGTCTTGAGCAGTATCATCTTTCATCCTAGCTATATCTTCAGAAGCACCAATTCTTTCTCTATCAACACTTATTCTTGCCTGGCTTTCTTGAATTTTTCTTTCTTGATCTGCAGCAAATTGTCTTTGTTCTTGTGCTAATTCTTGACCTTTAAGAGCTAACTCTTGTTTTCTAATTGTTACTAAAGGATCTTCATCTGCTGGTGAAGATACAGTTTCAGTAAATTCAGAAACTAATTGAGCTAATATTGGAGCACTAAATTGACCTAGTATTTGTGCAGCTTGTTGTACTAATTGTTGTTGTTCTTGACCTGAAGTTTGTTGTGAGGCTTGTTGTAATTGTTGATACTGAGTTAAAGCTTCAGGAGGCATTTGCGATTGAGCTATTGAATCAGCTTTCATTTGTAAGTGTTCCATAATATGAGAAAAAATATTTGCCTGTACTTGCAAGTTTGACTGAACTGGTGATGTCTTTAAAAGAGATTTATGTATCTCAATATGTGCATCATGGTTTTGTTCAGGAAAAGCTTTAGCAGTTCCACCAAGCAATAATGTATTATTTTCTACACCTGCCTCGGTAGGAATTGGATCTGTAGGAGGAGGTGGTTGCAATAATGAATCAATATTATCAACTCCTATAGCAGCATACATTCTTCGGTAAGATTCGTAAATACCATTAGGCCCATGTATTTGAGGATTTGATTGAACTAGGTTCATCATTTCTTGTGCCATAGCTATTCTTTGAGCAGAACTAAATATGTCAGGATTAGATACAGGAATTATATCTACACGATCATCAAAATCAGTAAGTTTTAATTGACCACCACCATTGGCAGTCATGTAAGGATATTCTGGCGGTAAGTATTCCTTAAATACTTTAGCCAATAATTTAAATTCTTTTCTTTGTGCAGAATGCAATCTTTTGTGTATTGCTGATAAAACTTTAGTTGATCTTTCTAACAAAGCCATAGTTGTGCCTACTGGTGCTTGTGGGTTACCTTGACCTGTATTTATTTCAGCAATAGAAGCAAATTGTTTTCCTGAATTTACGAGAACTGACAGTAAAGACAATAAAGTTTGGCTTGGCTCTTTGAAAGGTAGTGGTTGTATTGCATCTGCTAATGAACCGCCAGGTGCATCTACATCCCTAAATTCTCCAGGCTGAATAGGAGAATCTTCATCTCTTATTCTAATCCCTCTTGTCTTGAACCCAGCAGGTAGGTTCGCAAGAGTTCCTGCGTCTATAAGTTGCCTTAGTATAGATGTAGATGCTTTCGATAAGCCACCAATCATGTGTGTTAAACCAAATCC